GCACAGCTGGCGGCAGATCAGACCTCAAGGCTATTGCTGCAGTCGTGCTGTCAGGAGGCACTATCACTGACGTCGCTGCAGCCTATCCAGTCGGAGTTATTCTCTTTTCTCGCGGAATCGAACGGCTCATTGGACTCCAGCAGAGACCTCGTGACTTTCCTACAGAAGTCTTCTGGTTCTATGGACCCACTGGAACAGGCAAGACTCGAGCTGCTAGCACTGCGGATCCTGCTGCGTACTGGAAGAGTCCAACTAGTCAATGGTGGTGTGGTTATGAGGGACATGAAGCAGTAATTATCGATGACTATCGCACTGATTTTTGTAAGTTTAATGTTCTTCTCCGTCTTTTTGATCGTTATCCTATGCAAGTTGAGGTGAAGGGTGGTGCTCGCGAGTTTCGTGCCAAGCGTATATACATCACAACACCCAAGTCTCCTACCGAAACATGGAACTTGCGTAGTGATGAGGACCTTGGACAGCTTACCAGACGTATTAAGGAGGTTAGACATTTTCCAGCCATTTTTGCTGCAGCCGTCGCATTAATTGTTTAATTAACATTATTTCAGAACTATATTCATTATGCCTCCCATGAAGAAGAGGAAGGCTGACGGCGCTGTAGTAGTCAATGTCGATTCTTCCGCCTCGCGTAGAACTTATAAAAAAAAACCTTATGCTCGTAGAGCTGCTTCTAATTGGCGCAAGTTTTCTAAGCTCAAGCCTTGGTCTGATTTTGGTGCTATGCGTTATCCACGTGGAACGCCTGAGGGTATTGGTCGATTTGGCGAGACGTATGCTTTAGCAACACCGGAGCAGAGAGCTGAGCGTGCGAATGTCGGATGGTATGGTAACGGTTTGTATACCGGTGAAGGCTCGTATAATCCAGCTAAGCGATTTCGTGAGTGGGCTACAGGTGCTGCTCGCAATTTAGGTCGTGGTGTTGGTAAACAATTGAATTACAATTTGAACCAGCAGTTGGCATCTATGAGTCAGCCTACTATTGTTGGTTCCGGATTGTATTCTGGTTCCGGTTTATATGGATCGAATTCATTAATTGACTCTACGGATTCACGTCCGTCTATGATGTTTTCTAGTCCTAATGATGAGACACAGAGTCTTATTTTGACTCACAAGGAATATGTTGGAGATGTATTTGGACCTTCTACTACTGGTTTTAATGTGACGTCTTATCAACTGCAGCCTGGGCTTAGTAGTGTATTTCCATTTTTGGCTCAGTTTGCTCAAAATTTTGATGAGTATGAGTTGCATCAAATGGTTTGGGAATTTCATTCCACAGTTGATGCTAACGCTAGCACGAATGCTAGTGGTAATACCGGTACTATTATTATGGCAACTAACTATAAGGCTGACGCTCCTTCGTTTACTAACAAGGATGAAATGATTGCTTACCATGGAGGTGTTAGTGGTAGACTAACAGAATCGCTGGTTCACGGAGTTGAGTGTGATAGGAATAAGGGTGCTTCACTCGGACAGAAGTATATTCGAACGTCACCTATTGCCAATACCGATTTGAAGTTGTATGATACTGGTTCGTTTCAAGTTGCATTTCAGAATACCCCGTCAACTTTTTTGAACCAGCAGGTCGGTGAGCTTTGGGTTTATTATACTATCAAGTTGAGTAAGCCCAAGCTTTTTGCTGCTCTCGGTAACGGTATCACTCAGGCTCGTTTTGTTAGTTCTGTTGATGGTACTGAGACTGCGATGTTCAATACGCTTGCAAAGGCCCAGAACAATTCTTTGAATGTTCTAGTTGCTAATTCGGTTGCTCCGGCATCTGGAAATAATGCTTTTGTGTTTGCATCCTTGGCTCCTGCGTACGATGCAGTGCCAACTGCCACTGCAACAACTGCTAAGGGCATGTCCATTACTTTTCCTGCTGCTGTATCCGGTGTATTTGAGATTCGTGTTTTTCTAGAAGGAACGGCAACGTCTCTTACAGGGGCTGGTGACGTTGTTCATATCGGAACTGGAGCGACAAGGTGTAATATTGTACCTTGGTCTGATTTGTATGGTGCAGGTGCAGCTGGTGATGCTCCCGCCTTTGTTTCTCAGGTCAGAACTGGTGGAACGTCCCCGTCTTCTATGACAACTGTTAGAATTAAGATTGCAACATCAACCAACGGGATTGATAACATTATACATGTTTATCCTTTTGGTTCTTCTTCATCATCTGTTGCATTAGTTACAACACAAGTTTCTCTTGAGATTATTGAAATCGGGGATTTGTTTGCTACCTCGAGCACACTTTTTAAGCCCCGATTTGTTGATTATTCTACTAATCTTGCTATCACTATTTGATGGATTGGCTTGAATTGTTTCTGCACTATTTTAGTTGTAGGAGTAAATGCATGTGTGATACTAAAATTAAAGATCCAGTTTTAAAAAATGCAGTATGATGATCAGAAGTTTTCTTCTATGCCTCTGTGGTTTCAAGAGGAGTATGGAGAATGGTATCATGATATTATAAAAAAATTCCCAAGGAGGCAGTATCGAGGACGCGATATTGTATACAAGTCACCTGCCAGTTATGTACCACTTACGTTTTATGGCACTTGGATGGATTTGTATCGTTTGGAGTCAACGGATTTTGTAAATGCTTCTCTAAGGCCTGAATTGTTTGAAGAGGCTTGGTATTTTTATCCTGATTGGTTTGTTACCCATCAGTTTACAGATCGTGCAGCCCATGAATTACAAATTGACGAGGATTTTCAAATATCTGATTTGAGTCGATTGCGGGATTTGATTGCACGCTGGAAAGAAGCAGTACGATTTATAAAGTCTACTTTTTTTGTTTTACCTGATCCTGCTCCAATTTCTGATTTGATATATCGTATTAAGGACATGGATAAGTTTTTGAAGGAACAAGGTACATAGGGTGCTTTAGCTAGTATTACCCCTATGTACCTTGTTCCGTGTTCCTCGTTCCATTTTTTTTTTTAATAAAATTACGTTCGGAACAAGGTTTTTTTTTCTTATATGAAATTACTGACAAAAGTTTTTTTGTTTGGCCGAATCGGCGTGTGTGAATTTCATTTTTGTTGCCCGGTACGACACAAAGTTGAAAATGTTGACACTAAATAGTAAAATGTTAAAAAATGATACTTTTTACATTGGGAAGCGTTGCGTTCGGTAAGGGAGTTGACTGCCTCACAAGTTTCCTATCTAGGAGCATTAATGTGTATATCCGAACAATATTTTTACCACTGTGAATTGTCTGTTGTGCGGGTACACTAACCCGCATTTCTCTCAGGCGAATCTCTGCCAAAATTTATGCAGGATGTACAGTACGACAATGTCAGCTATGCAGCCTCTCAAGACGTACGATCCGAACTACAATCCCATCTTGGACGCGGTGGCGAGAGTTCAGGAGATGATTCCGACGCTCAACCCAACAAGACTCGTCGCAGGGTCGTTCGAGCGGATCCCGACTCCGATTCCGACATCCCCTCCCAATTCTCCTCCTTACCAAGTCGTCCCGGACGGCCTTTCCCAGCACCGAGAGCAGCTGGAGGACTTTCTTCGGGAGGAGGCGATGGACCAAGACGAGACACTCGAGCAGGGGATGATCGACTTCCTGCAGACCGAGCCTTTCCGGTCGACACAGGCAATTCAAAGTTTCGCCATTGGGTCTTCACCTGGAATAACTATCCAGAGGACTGGCAAGAGATCCTTCGAAGAGGCAATGTCACCTACATTTGTGCTCAGGGAGAGATCGGAGCTTCTGGCACCCGACATCTCCAGGGAGTTATCTCCTTCCCTTCTCCAAGAACCGCAAGTGGCGTTCGACGTCTCGCGCCTGGATGGCACGTCGAGAACATGCGAGGCACCATCGAGCAAGCCGTCGCGTACTGTTCGAAAGAAGAAACGCGTGACCCCGACTTCGGTGAGCCTTTCGAGTTTGGAGTCCGACCGCTTTCTGCTGGCACAGCTGGCGGCAGATCAGACCTCAAGGCTATTGCTGCAGTCGTGCAGTCAGGAGGCACTATCACTGACGTCGCTGCAGCCTATCCAGTCGGAGTTATTCTCTTTTCTCGCGGAATCGAGCGGCTTATTGGACTCCAGCAGAGACCTCGTGACTTTCCTACAGAAGTCTTCTGGTTCTATGGACCCACTGGAACAGGCAAGACTCGAGCTGCTAGCGCTGCGGATCCTGCTGCGTACTGGAAGAGTCCAACTAGTCAATGGTGGTGTGGTTATGAGGGACATGAAGCAGTAATTATCGATGATTATCGCACTGATTTTTGCAAGTTTAATGTTCTTCTTCGTCTTTTTGATCGTTATCCTATGCAAGTTGAGGTGAAGGGTGGTTCTCGAGAGTTTCGAGCCAAGCGTATTTACATCACAACGCCTAAGTCTCCTACGGAAACGTGGAACTTGCGTAGTGATGAGGATCTTGGTCAGCTCACTCGACGCATTAAGGAGGTTAGACATTTTCCAGCGATGTTTGCTGCTGCCGTCGCATTAATTGAGTAATTATCATTATTTTAGAAGTAAATTCATTATGCCACCGATGAAGAAGAGAAAGGCTGACGGCGCTGTAGTAGTCAATGTTGATTCTTCCGCTCCGCGTAGAACTTATAAGAAAAAAACTTCTTATGCTCGTCGAGCTTCTACTAATTGGAGGAAGTTTTCTAAGCTCAAGCCTTGGGCTGATTTTGGTGCTATGCGCTATCCACGGGGTACACCTGAGGGGATTGGTCGATTTGGCGAGACGTATGCCGTAGCAACACCTGAACAGAGAGCGGAGCGAGCGAATGTTGGGTGGTATGGTAATGGATTGTACACTGGAGATGGGTTGTACACTGGTAGTGGTGCATACAACCCAGCTAAGAGGTTTCGTGAGTTTAGTACTCGTGCATTACGAACCCTTGGTAAAGGAACTGGCAAACAACTGAATTATAATTTGAATCAGCAGCTTGCTTCATTATCTGATCCTATGTCTATGTATAGCGGCCAGGGTTTGTATTCTTCAAACTCTCTTATTGATGCAATGGATTCTAGACCGTCTGTTCAGTTTGAGTCACCTAACGACGAATCGCAGAGTTTGGTTATTACTCATAAGGAGTACGTCGGTGATGTTTTTGGTCCGGCGACTTCGGCGTTTACTGTTAGCACATATCCGTTGAATCCTGGTCTGACGTTTGTGTTTCCGTTTTTGGCGCAATTTGCCCAAAATTTTGATGAATATGAACTTATTCAGATGGTTTGGGAATTTCATTCAACTGTTGATGCAAATGCATCCACTAACGCGTCCGGTAACACTGGTACCATTATTATGGCTACTAACTATAAGGCTGATTCTACGCCGTTTTCTAATAAGGATGAAATGATACAGTATCATGGTGGTGTGAGTGGTAGACTTACCGAGAATCTTGCGCATGGTGTGGAGTGTGACCCGGCTAAGGGTACTAGTCTCGGACAGAAGTATGTCCGCACGTCGGCAGTTGCTTTTGCTGATATTAAGACGTATGATATTGGTATATTTAATATTGCTTTTCAGAATGTACCAAGTACGTTTTTGAATCAGCAAGTTGGGGAGTTGTGGGTACACTACAAAGTTAAACTTGCCAAACCTAAGTTGTTTGCCGCTTTGTCCAACAATATTATGAAGGCTATTTTTGTTGGTCCTACATTGTGTCCTGTTGACCAGCCTATTGGAACTCCAATTACTATGCTAACTGGATTGTCTAACTCTTTTAAACCTCTTGTGTCTTCTGTTGGGAAGGATAGTGAGACTACGAATGACGCTTTTCATTTGAGTAGTACGTCAGCTCTTATACCTACAACAGCTGCTAGTTTGGTCAATAAGAAAGGAGTTAAGATTACCTTTCCCGCTAGCGTTAATGGTGTTTTTGAGATTATCATGAATGCGGAGTGCTCAGTGGCTGCAGCGTCAACAACCGGTGTTGGTGCTGTACTTCAGGGAAAATTAGTGAACTCAGTGATGACGCCTCCTAATATTACATTGTACCCTGATATGTATGGTGCTTCGGATACACTGACTACTACGACTGCTGCTGGTCCTAATTGGCTAACTGGGGGACAAGTTTCTACGTCCCTTGCACAATACAGGATTCATATTCGTGTAGCGTCTGTTACTAACGGCGTGGATAATACTATCGTGTTGTACCCTTTTGGCAACACTGCTACCACTGCTGTGTACAGACAAGTATATGTTGAGGTTACTGAGATTGGTGATGCATTTTCGGGTAGTCCAACTAACCCTGCGCCTAAGTTCATTAATTCAGCAGGTGTCATTTCCATACTATATCCTGATCCGTAAATTTATGGATTGGTTTGAGTTGTTGTTGCATTATTTTAGTTGTAGGAGTAAATGCATGTGTGACACTAAAATTAAAGAGAGCAATGAATAATTTCGGTTTAGGAAATGTTTTTGTAGAACCTATGGATATGTCTGTAGTTAGGCAAGGCATTAATGATTTGTGTAGAAATCCGGACACTGATCTTTTTGAAATGTTAGATCGTGTCCGCTTTTATGAGGAACTCGGCGGGAAGTTGAATCAACTTGGTTGTTTGCGAGAATTTTTTGCATCTCACATTTTAGATGTGCCACCATTGCACGGTCCTGATGGTTTAAAGCCCTATGAGGAAGTAATGAATGATGCTGTATATTTGTATACTATGAGGCGTGTACAGTTGGCTTTGAACTCCAACCAACTACATCCTTTGCTGAAACGTATTGATCAGTTAATTATGATGCATAAGATTGCGGAACGAATGTATGATGACATGATTAATTAACAAGGTACATAGGGCACAGTATTACCCCTATGTACCTTGTTCCGTGTTCCTCGTTCCATTTTTTTTTTAAATAAAATTACGTGCGGAACAAGGTTTTTTGTTTGGCCGAAACGGCGTGTGTATTTTGTCGAAATGTTGCCCGGTACAACACAAAGTTGAAAATGTTGATACCAAATAGTAAAAACTTAATATTGGATACTTTTTACTTTGGGAAGCGTTGCGTTCGGTAAGGGAGTTGACTGCCTCACATGTTTCCTATCTAGGAGCGTTAATGTGCACAACCGAACAATATTTTTACCACTGTGAATTGTCTGTTGTGCGGGTACACTAACCCGCATTCTCTTAAGGCGAATCTCTGCCAAAATTTATGCAGGATGTTCAACACTCTGATGACTCAGATTCCGACGCTCAACCCAACAAGACTCGACGCAGGGTCGTTCGAGCGGATTCCGACTCCGATTCCGACGTCCCCTCCCAACAGTCCTCCTTACCAAGCCGTTCCGGACGGCCTTTCCCAGCACCGAGAGCAGCTGGAGGAATTCCTCCGGGAGGAGGCGATGGACCAAGACGAGATACTGGAGCAGAGGATGATCGATTTCCTGCAGACCGAGCCGTTCCGGTCGACACAGGCAATTCAAAGTTTCGGCACTGGGTCTTTACCTGGAACAATTACCCAGAGGACTGGCAAGAGATCCTTCGCAGAGGCAATGTCAGCTACATCTTTGCTCAAGGAGAGATCGGAGCCTCTGGAACCCGACACCTCCAAGGCGTTATTTCCTTTCCCACACCTCGGACCGCTAGCGGAGTCCGACGTCTCGCGCCCGGCTGGCATGTCGAGAACATGCGAGGCACCATCGAGCAAGCCGTCGCGTACTGTTCGAAAGAAGAAACGCGTGACCCCGACTTCGGTGAGCCTTTCGAGTTTGGAGTCCGACCGCTTTCTGCTGGCACAGCTGGCGGCAGATCAGACCTCAAGGCTATTGCTGCAGTCGTGCAGTCAGGAGGCACTATCACTGACGTCGCTGCAGCCTATCCAGTCGGAGTTATTCTCTTTTCTCGGGGAATCGAACGGCTTATTGGCTTGCAGCAGCGACCTCGTGACTTTCCTACAGAAGTCTACTGGTATTATGGACCCACTGGAACAGGCAAGACTCGAGCTGCTAGCTTTGCGGATCCTGCTGCGTACTGGAAGAGTCCAACTAATCAATGGTGGTGTGGTTATGAGGGACATGAAGCAGTGATTATCGATGACTATCGCACTGATTTTTGCAAGTTTAATGTTCTTCTCCGTCTTTTTGATCGTTATCCTATGCAAGTTGAGGTAAAAGGTGGCGCACGTGAGTTTCGTGCCAAGCGTATTTACATCACAACGCCTAAGTCTCCTACTGAAACGTGGAACTTGCGTAGTGACGAGGACCTTGGACAGCTTACCCGCCGTATCAAAGAGGTTAAACATTTTCCTGCTATTTTTGCTGCAGCTGTCGCATTAATTGCTTAGTTCATTATTTTGTTAAGATGCCACCCATGAAGAAGAGAAAGGCTGACGGTTCTGTAGTAGTCAATGTCGATTCTTCCGCTTCGCGAAGAACTTATAAAAAAAAACCTTATGCTCGTAGAGCTGCTACTAATTGGCGCAAGTTTTCTAAGCTCAAGCCTTGGGCTGATTTTGGTGCTATGCGCTATCCACGAGGAACGCCTGAGGGTATTGGCCGATTTGGCGAGACGTATGCTCTAGCAACTCCAGAACAGAGAGCTGAGCGTGCCAATGTAGGCTGGTATGGCAACGGATTGTACACTGGTGAAGGTGCTTACAATCCTGCTAAACGGTTTCGTGAATGGGCTACTGGTGCTGCACGCAATCTAGGCCGAGGTGT